TACGAGGGTTAAATATTTTATTTAAAATGGCTTTATTCACTTCAAACTTCTGTCCAAAGGGTACAACAGATCCAGCAACTTTTTTAATAGCCGGGCCACCAACTATTGGTGCTTCTGCATCTCCTCTGGACATTATCTTTGCCATAGCTGTGGTATTATCAAAAATATGATAAACCCAGTCATAATCAAATTCTTCCTGGACAGGTAAATAAGCAGAACCTATATAATTTTCAGGTTCATCAATTTCCTGTAAAAATCCTAAATAATCTATTCCAAATTCATTTTCAATTGTGTCAACCAATTTTTCTTTAGGCATTTAATCTCACTCCCTAGTTTTTAAATTTTAAAGTATTATTCAAAAGATATCATTGGCAAGTCTGCAGCAACCTGCTCATCATAATTAGGCATTCTTAAAGCATAAACTGCCCCATGAACTATACCTCCAACTAAAGCGTCTTCATCAGAAACATCAATCAGTTCAGTACAAACAAATTCTGCTGCAGCAGCCCCATCATTCTTTTGAATAACAACATCTTCAGCATGAGCTGTAGTAATTCCATCTACAGTCAAAGTTCCTGCTGCTTCATCGATAGCAGTAATAATGGCTGTTTCTTCATTGGTTTCACCTGGATCGCAAATTATTTCATCACCATTCTGCCAGTTATGCCAATCTTCCTCATTTAAATTTTTGAGAGGAATAGTGTTTTCAGTTACATCTGCTCCTCCAACTGCTACCTTATCTCTGGTAACAGGTGCATATTTACCGGAACTGTTTAATTTACCCATTGCAGCTCCTGGAGGTACATAGTCACCGTTAACAGATTCTTTACTTACAACTCTTGCTCCATCAATATATCGAGCGTGTCTAGACTTTAAGATATTTATAAATTCAAGTTCTTCAGTAACACTGGGCTTTAAAGTCATTATTATTCACTCTCCTTTTTAGATTTGTATCCTAATTCCATGGCCAGACTTTCAGTATTCTTTTTCTTATCTTTTGGCCCATTCCCACCTGGATTACCACCACTGCCACCAATATCTTTACCTTCTTCTTTTTCACCGAAAACATCTGGTTTTTCTTCTTTAATCTCGTTAATCAAAGCAGATGGGCCCAACTTTTTACCATCTTCAGTTAAAATGTTACCTTCTTTATCAGTAGCAACTACTTTACCTTCTTCATCAATTTTCAATCTGTTTTTAATACCTTTCTTTTCAACTAAAAACTCAAAATACTCCGGATCTTTAACTCCAGCATCTTTGGCTGCTAACTGCAGCTCATATTCAGTTTTTAATTCTTTTTCTCGTTCCTCAGCTTTGCCTTCCAACTCTTTTATCTTGTCTTCATATTTCTCAGCTTTCTCAGGGTCAATCATATCTTTCATTGCTTCTTTTAATTTATTAATTTCAGTCTCATAAGAACTTTCGGCCCGGGCCAGCCTCTTTTTGACAATCTCATCGACATCATCCTGAGTAAATAAATCGTCTTCATTAGGCAAATTACTATTCCAGATGTTTTTTATTTCCCGTTTGAGATCATCTGTAATCTCAACATCATTTTCTTTCAAAAATTTAATTAGTTCATCCATTTTATACAACTCCTTTTATAATTCCTGTTTTAGGTCTGTCGACCACCGTTTTAAGCTTGTCAGCTATATACCAGTTAGCTTTTAATGTCTTCCCCAGTCTGGACATAAAAAAAGCACCCCAGCAATGGAGTGCAGAAAAAATATTAAATTTAGGCATAAAAAAAGACACCCTCTCAGGTGTTTAATTATTTTAATTTAGTTGTAAACTTTCTTAGCAGCCAGTTAATACCTTCTAAAACCATAACAATCGGCTGCACATAAATTCTATGATACCACGGCAGGTCCTGATAAGGTGTATCCCAGATTGACATTATTCTTCAACTCCCGGCGGAGCTTCTCCATACACTTTTTTATATCTCTCAATATAGTCTTTTTTATTCTCTTCTTCAGATTTATTATAATCAGGCTTATCATCAACTAAATCTAATCCGATTGGTTTTTTATTATTATCATCAGACATAATATCATTCCCCCTCAGGAAGAATTCTTCTATAAACCCATCCTAACTCATCTGCTAAACTAGTCATAAGTTCATGACTATGCTCCTGCCACGCTTCTTCGCTTGATAACTCTCCATTTAAAACTTTATCTCTAAATTTTTCATGATGTTTATATTTATGCTGGCTATATAGGCGATTAACCTTACTATCAGAATTAACTTTTTTGCCATCACTCATCATACAAGAATATTTTCTGCCATTATGTCCTTCTACAGTCATACTGTAAATTGAATCAAAATTATTCAGTACTTTTAAATCATCAGCAGAAAATGAAGAACTTCCCGGATGATTGTGTACCATAATTATACTATTTTCTGGCGACTTTTTCAATTTATCTACCAGTTCTGGAGTGAACTCAACTGAACTTTTACCTCCTGATAAATCTTTAAAGGCCGGCAAACCATCAGATTTATTAATTAAAGAAAGATGCTCATTTCCAGTTTCTTTTCCTCTTTCTAAAACTTTGAGATGAGTTTTTTCTAATTTTTCGATTACATCATCATTAAGTTCAGGATGTAACTTTTTGTATTCTTTGCTAACATTCATATCACTATTATCAGAGGTTATATTCTCTTTTACCTTATTTTGATATTTCTCAATCCAGGGAGTCATCACATGGGCACAATTAGGATGAAATGGTGGCCTTGCATCAAGTTTTGGATAATCAGGATGATCACCTGATAAAGAATAAACATTTGATTCGTATATATTACAAATATCCATACCATCAATATCTACATGCTCACTTATTTGCACTAAATCAAAGCCATAATCATTCATTCTATTTTCAATACCCTGAGTCTGCAGCTCTCTAGTCCTCGTACGGGCAAACATTCTTATATATCTGTCCGGCTCCCACTTGCGGCCAATACTATCAATTAATTTTAAGCCACTGTTTCTGATTTCCTGATACAATCTGCTGCCTATTTCTTTCCCTGTAGTTGTACCACCTCTAATACCTGGCCTTTTGATAAGATTAATGCCTCTGACATCATTAATGCCACTCCTAACAACACCATCAAATCTTTTGCGCCAGGAGTCATTAATCATCCTGACATCTCTAAGCATTTCAGCAGTAACTTTTTCTGTGATTTCTTTTATCTTTTCTCTGTCTTTAGGAATTAGATCAAAGATTTGTATGACTTCACCCTTATCGTCAACATACTTACTTTGTTTTTTAATAAAGTTATTTGCTAACTCTCTACCAGATAAATTGCTTTTAGGTGCAGCAATACGGGCAAAGTTTTCAGCACTTTTAGCCAGTTCAGTTAAATCTTGAGCAGCCCTTTTTCTCAACCTGTTCAACTGGGCCAGCATATCTTTTTTATTACCCATCTGTCTTAACTTTAAAGCTTCCCTATCAATAGAATCAGTTACCTTCTTATACTTATCCAAAATTTGCAGTATCTCTTCTTCAGCCGGGTTCTTTTCTAAATTGTTAGGCTCTAGTTCATCATACATATCAGCCATTTATATCACCAACCTTAAATCGTATAAGGGGAACTTGACTGCTGCTGTTCTAATTCCGATTCTATTCTAGCTACTTCTTTTTGTATCCATTTTTCAGTTTTATCAGGATTATTTTTCCTAACTTTTTCTTCTAAACTAATAGCACCTGCTCTATCAAGTATTTCAGTTTCTTCTGCTTCCTCTTTTGGATCATCCGGTATTCCATCTCTCCAACTTGCTGAAGGTCTCTCAGCGTCATATTTTTTATTATTGTGGTAAATATCCATTAACTGAGCTTTATAAAGAATATCTTTTATTCCATCATCATAATATCTTTTCTTCCTTGCAATCTTAGAAAGCAATCTCATCAATCTATATTTTAAGGCTCTACCAGAGTCAGCAACATTACTCTCACTTAAACCAAAAGCATCAGGTGAAGTTTCAGTAACTAAAAACATCATTTTTAAAATATAATCAATCTGTTTAAAAGCTGAATCAAGTTTAGCCTCCCAGGTTATATAATTAGGTTCAGCTCCGTCTTTTTCATAAGGGAAATACTTGCTGCCAGATACATCAACCCGACCATCTTCATCTAAAGCTTCTGCTGGCCCTTTCATTTTTGGATCTGCATGCTTATCTAGAACTCTAGAAATCTGACTTATTCTATTATTAGCTTCATCCTGCAGGCTCTTAATATCTAAATAGTCACTATAACCCCAGAAAACTTCATCATCACGCCAGTTGGGTATATGAGTTATTATAAAGTCATCTACTCCTGTTTGCTGCATTTTATCAAGCTCAGGGTATAAAGTATCAAGTGAGACCTCTTCCTGAACTGTATACCCACTAATTTTATATAAAAAGTTAAAAATTTTGCCTGGCTCATGGACTTCCAGCTTTAAAAACCTGGTGTCTTCTATATCATCGCCATTCATATCCTTCATAAAATCCCAACCGATGATCTGTCTATTGACCTGTCTAATATTATCGTCTGCCTGCTCTACAAAAAAGTAATTAGGATTTTGAGACTCAATTATTATGCTGCGCTCTTCAGAAAATTTATTTTTTCTTGCATATCTAACTTTATAGCAGGAGTCTCCACGATAAGAATTACCTAAAGCTGACTCATAAAGTCCTGTATAAAGTTTATTTTTTGTTATTAATTCCTGCAGTCTTTCATCAGTATCCTCATTATTTACTTTAAATTTTGGCTGCTCACCAAAAAGCATATCTGCTGATAACTTAGAAAGCAGACCACAATAATTTGCTACAAGATAAGTCATTGCTTTCTGATCAGCATTTTCTAATCTACGCTGCACATCTTTAAAAATTTCATCATGTTTACCTCTAAAAAGCTTTTTGTTTTCTTTATACTTTTCTATTCTTTTACGGTCATCATCTGTTGGAGGCCAGCTATCTCCTTTGCTTAAATAACTCATAACTTCATCAACTCCTAATATCCTGCAGGCTTGTTTTTTCGCGGAGCTAGATTTGCTTTATTTCCTAGCTCTTCAGTAGCATATCTAATACTATCAATAATATGATTATTCTTATCTACTGGCACCGGTAATATTTCTCCATCTTTACTCTCTTTATATTTATAAAGTGAAAACTCATTTTTAGTATGAATACAATCTTTATGAATGATAATTTCATAATCTTTAAGCCGCTTAATTCCATATTCAATACTTCCTGGACCTTTATCTGCTCCAATTATTCTGACACCATTATTCTTAAAATATTTAATACTTTTCGGCTCAGCACTATCAGCCACAATTCTTCGCCCTCCGTCATATTTTTCATTAACTTTTTCAATTAAAGTATCATTGGTTCGCTGATATAAATAAAGCTCATCAAAAATATAAATTATTTTTTTCTTCTCGTCGATATGCATCTTAGAAAATGCAAAAGGATCGGGATAAAAACCCCAATCCAGTCCGTAAAAAATATTATCGAATGATGGTATGAATTTAGATAAGTCTTTAGTTTTCCAGTTGTTAAAGATAAGATTACCGAGAACTCCCCAGTTACCTAAGGTATAAACCTCATAATAATATTTATCAGATTCATTTTCTAAATTAGCAATATCCTGGGCTGTTAAATACTCATTATCTTTATATGTTGTCTTTAGAATGCTGCAGGGCAAACCATCAATTGACCCTTTAACAAATTGTTTATCATCCTGCCAGATACCAAAGAAATATTTATAAATCCAGTGTGATTTGTGTATCGGGTTAAAAGACAATGTTAGTCGCTTTTTATGGTTTGATTGACCCCTGAGCCTTTTCTTTAGCTGCTTAAAATCTTTTTCTATTATTTCGGTAGCCTCTTCCACCCATATATCAGTAACTACACCACTAATAGGTGTAATTGATTTAATCTTTTCTACATCATCAAGGCCACCAAACATAATCTGTTTATTATTTATTAAACAGGTAATAGTCATTTCAGATTTATTAATATTAAAATATTTACTTAAGCCAAAAGCTATTATTGACTTTTTTATCTCATTGAATACTGATCCTCTAACAGTATTTTTGACTTTTCTTACAACAAGATAATTTCTGCCTTTCATTACATCCAGAACAGCTCTCTGGGCCAGAAAATAACTTTTACCTGAGGAAGAACCTCCAAAATAAATTTGAAAATAATTCTCATTCTTTAAACCTTTTTTGAAATATATAGGATTAAAATCGGACTTTTTAGGCTTTATTTTCATTCTCATGCCTAATCATCCTCAATAAATTCAATTTCTACTCCTGTAATATTATTGATATTCTGATCAATTTCATGTTTATCTCTCCATTTATCTGGCAGTCTATTTTTAAGCCAGAATATTTGAGCTGTAGTATCAGGCTTAACCTGCTTTTTAGTTTTCTCAACCTTTTTCTGGCCAGACTCATTAACAGTAACCTTAATCTCGTCATAGTCGTAACCAAGAGCACGTTTAAGCAAAGCTTTCTCTACTTTTGCATCTACAACTTGTTTTCCCTTTTTTAAGGCCTCCGAAAACTCCACATATTTTTTCTGCCAGTTATAAAAAGTAGTTGTAGAGATACCTAATTTAGATGCAATTTCTTCATTAATTAAACCATCGCGAGCATATTGTTCTGCTATTTCTGGAGTTATATCTGGATCATATTTGCTCCTTCGTGCCAACTTGATCACCTCATCCCCTTAAAAAATGGCATAAAAAAATGCACCCTTTGACAGGTGCATATAATAAAGATTATTTATAC